CCCAACCGGCAATCGCCTCACAATGACCTCGTCCGGGACTCCCCGGCGAGCTCATAGACCTGCGCTCCAACAACAGAACGGCTGAACACAACCCGAAAATCAATGGGGCGTAGGCGGCGCATACGCATCGGCGCGCTTTCCAGCGCAGTGTCTTGGTATGTTGTCTCGACCTGTCGCCCGAGAATGCGCGGCCCTAGCCCCGACAGAAATGCCATGGCTTTGGAGGGCTCAACCAGCAGCGGCGTGTTGAAGGCGCGCGTGGCAATGCGGGCATGGAGCATCAGGGCTGGTCCTCAGAATTGCGCGGAGGGTTTTCCGCGATATCGGTTTCATCTGTCGGGTCGGTGCCTTCGCTGTCATCTGCATCCGAGCCGGGCACCGCTTGTACGCCTTGCGCGGGTGATCCCGGGCGGCGGAAGTCCAGCCCCAGCAACCGCTCGCGCTCCCGCTCCGCCGCGATCTCGCGGTCGACCTGTTCTGCGTCATAGCCACGCTCTGCGATGGCTTGTGTGCGGGATTTGAGACCCGCTTCGATCTGGGCGATTTCAGCGTTGGCGTCCTTCAGCGGATCGACCCAGTCCCATTTGGTCGGCAGCCAGTCAGCCGTGAGCAGCCGGACGCGGTTGGCTTCATAGTCGGGCAGCGTCAGCCCGCCTGATAAGACCGCAGCATCCATCCAGCGTGCATAGACGGGGCGGCAGAGCTGGTAGACCATGACCGAATGCTGCCAGGCCGAAACACGGCGGCGGAATTCGATCAACGCCAGTCGTGAGTTTGAGAAGTTCCCCTTCACCATGTCATTGGCGAGATAGGGATATGGGATGCCCAGCGCGGCCGATATCTGCAGCAATGTGCGGTACTGAAACGGCTCGTAGGTCGCGCCGCTGTCGGCGGGCTGGCCCACGGTTACGTCCTCACCCGGATCGAGCCGCACGATCTGGCCCGGGCTTATCTCGACGCCCGCTGGCATATCCTCGTCCTCGGCTGGGGCTAGCGGGTTCTCCGGCGCGGGCGAGGTCACAAACATCGCATACATCGCCGCGACCTTTTTGCGGTCGAGTTCAGCATCGTCGTATTGATCGAGCAGAAACAGCTTCACGATGGCCGGTGCCAGTTTTGACACCCCGCGCAGCTGCCCGCCCTCGACTGGGTCGATCACATGGATGACTTCCGATGCTGGAACACGAACGATGTCACCTGCCAGTCCCGGATCAGTGCTGTCACCGGGATGGCGACGGAAGAAGTGATAGGCCACGCGTCGTCCGATCCGGTCGAACTCGATCCCCTGACGAATTGCATTGCCGTTCGCAGCGATGCCCGTTTGCTCCAGCGGCAGCATTTCCGCAGGCAGCATCTGCAGCTGCAGGGGCACCATCAGCCCATCGCCCGCGCGGCGCATCCGGATCCGGAAGAACACCTCGCCTGCCATGAACACTTCGCGCGCGGCCCTGCGCTGCAGCCCGTAGAAATCAGTTAAACCCTCTGCGTCCGCCTCGTCGGTCCAGGCGAGCCAGAGACGCTGTAGCTCTTCCTTGCGGGAGGGATCCGCAATCTTCGAGATCGGCTTGATACCATCGCCCACGGTGTTTGCCGCCCAGCTTTCAACAGCATTGGCCGCATATCCATTGTTGCGCACCAACCAGCGGGCGCGCGCTGTGATATCCGGACCTGACGCCGCGATGAGCGCATTCACATGCGCGCGCGTCGCCTGAAACCCGCGCAGACGCCGGTGCTGCTGGCCTGCATCAAACCCACCGATGAAAACACCGAGACGCTGTCGCCAGTTCATCACAGATCCTTCGCGACATAGGGGCGCATGATGCGCCTTGCGCCGCGCTCCAGTTTGGCGATGCGCCGCTCAATATCGCTGATCGCCGCGGCAAGCTCCGCATCCGTGCCGTAATTCACGGTCTTGCCATCATAGCTGACCGAGCGCGTACCGCTGTAGCGCGCAGCCAGCAACGCGCTGTGGCGGGATTTGAGATCATCGAGGGTCATTGGGGATCCATCATTCCATGTATTTGGGCGTGCTTACCCGCCAACCGCGCTTGCGCGGGGCGGCAACGCGCCCGGCTTGCGGGTTCTTTGGTTTCTCGGGTTCGCTGTTCGGTGCGACCACCACGGTCTCGACCCCGGCCTGCTTTTCGAGCCGCCGCCACATCCGCTCATCAAAGCGGTCGGCGCCGAGGATCCAGGCGGCGGCACGGGCGTATACCCGGGTATCCAGCGCCTCGTTGCGTTCGCGCATCTTTTGCCATTCCTGACGCGCGTAGCCCCGCTTGTTGCGGATCGTCACCAGTTGCTCTGCCACCAGCTGCTTTAGCCATTCGCTGTCTGCCCAATCAGGCAGGTGAATGGTCCCGGCAGGCGGTGCCACGCCCAGCGTGCGATCTTCATCCGACAGCTTCTCGATCCGAAGATAACGATAAGTCTCGGCCTTGAATGTCGCTGTGGCCACGGTCCAGAGCCGCGCCCCGCGTTTCAGTTTCCGCCCATTCACGGTCGCATCAACGAAGGTCGGACCTGACACTGGCGTAGCCCGATTGAACCCCTCGAGCCCCTTCACGGGTGCGACCTGCGCGATCCCCTGCTTGCGGGACCAGGCATAGACCGCGGCGGACTCGTAGCCTGTATCGATCGCCAACTTCGCCAGTGTCATGATCGCGCCGTTCTGGTGCGTCCAGGTCTGGCCCAGCAAGGCTGTCAGTTTTTCCCAACAAGCTGGGTCATCCGGCCCGCCCGGGATCACAATGTGATCCACCAGCCAGCTTTCGAGCCCGCGCCCCCAGGCCCAGACATCGACTTCGATCCGATCCTTCTGCACGTCCGCCCCAGCGGTCAGGAACAGCCCACCTGCGGGGATCTGCGCTGCAAAGATCTCACGCCGATCCGCGAGGCGCTGCCATTCTGGTGCATCGCCACTCTCGACCCAAGTTTCGCCCAGCAGCGTGTTGCGCGCGGCGCGCAGCATCTCGTCGGAGCCCTGCGCTGCCAGCCACTCCCGTGCGACCTGCTCCCAGCTTTTCCAGCCGATCGGCGAATAGAGCGCTGAGATGTGGAAGCCGATCGCGTTCGGATCGGTACTGACAGCGGTTGCGCGCCATTCGCCCTGTGCCAGCATGTCTGTTTTGTGGTGCTCCGCGATGGATTTCTCACACCCTGCGCAGTGGTAGGCTGCGGTGTCAGGCTGCCCCTTGTCCCAGCGCAACCGTTCAAACTGCAGCCATTGCATGTGGCCGCAATGCGGGCATGGAACAAAATACCGCCGCTGGTCTGATGCCTCGAACTCACGCTCGATCCGGCTCAGCCCCCGGATCGTGGGCGTCGAAACCATGAACACCTTGCGCCTGTGCGCGAAGGTCGTGGTGCGCGCTTCCGCCAGACTGACCGGATCGCCTTCCTCGTCGGCCGAGGCCGGATAGGCATCGACCTCGTCAAGAAAGACATAGCGCGCGGGCATCGAGCGCAGACCCGTCGCAGAGTTTGCCCCGGTCAGCACCAGAATGCCGCCCGGGAATTCCTTGGACAGCATCGAATTGCCCGCATCGCGTGATCGGGCTGGACTGACGCGCTCCTTTAGCGCCGGGCTTTCTTCAATCAGCGGATCGATCCGCCCGCGTGAGGTCCGCTTCGCCATCTCTACCGTTGGCAGCACGGCGAGCATCGGTCCTGGCGCGTGGTGGATCACAAAGCCGATCCAGTTATTGCCTGCCTCCGTCGCACCGACCTGCGCGGCTTTCATGAAGCTGATCCGTTGCGCGGGGTGGCCAGGTGACAGCGCATCCATAATCGCGCGCAGATAGGGCGTCCGCGCTGTCCGGTATTGCCCCGGCTCAGCCGCGGCCCGCGACGACAGCTTGCGGTGTTTATCGGCCCATTCCGACACAGTCAGATCCGGGTCGGGCCGCATTCCGCGCCGCCAGGTGCGCAGGATGTCCTCCGCACCCTCGAAGCCAAGGTCGAGATCCTCGGTCAGGTCTGATGTTGCGCCCTCATCATTCAAGCGAGACCCTGAGGTCTGCCAGGGCGTCGAGCTGCTCTCGGACATGGGTTTCCAGCACCCTTTGCAGGATCGCAGTTTCGATCGTCACGGGGGTGCCCGATACCCTCTCCATCTCTGCGGATAATTGCGCCGCCATCAGGGCGGCCATGCGGGTGGGCCAGGTGACCCATGTGTCGCGCTCCTGGCGTGCAAGGCGAAACACCAGCGTTTCTGCCCGTGCGCGGTCGACCAGCACGCCTTTCTTCTTTTGGATCGACAGCTGGCGCTCTTGAGCCTGGTAAACCGTCAGCGCCGTACGCGCCTTCAGATACGACGTGCTGTCGCCGGGGCCGGAGACGCTGCCGCCCGCAATCCCACTGCCATCACCTCCAGCACCCATCCTACCTCGCGAGCGCATTTGCTGATCTGGATCGGTCATCACTCCGCGGCGCGCATCCGAGGCGGTAGCGTTGATCGACCCATCCGGGAACAGCACCAACCGCCCGTTCTTGCGCGCCTTTTGCACGGCCCCGCGCGAAAGGCCGGAATGGGCGGCATAGGCGCGTTCAGACAGTCCTTCCATGGCGCTGTGAATACCCTCAACATATTGGAACTAAATGATAATAACGTTCTTATTCAGTTGATTACACTCCCACATAGAGCGACTCTGGGTGCAGGAAAACGATGCACCTCAGCCACGGAGACGACGCCATGACCACCAAGACCAAAGCCCCCGCCAAAGCACCCAGCGAAGCCCTGCTGCTGGAGATTACAGCGAAGCATTTTCACACCGTCGGGACGCTGGAAACCCGCAACCGCGACCGCCTCGACTTCCACGATGTCGCCGTCTGGTCCATCCGCGCGGCGCTCGAGGAGGCTTTTGAGGCCGGACGCCGCGCCGCTTAAATCCCCACACGCCCACACCCCACTCCTGAAAGGACACGCACATGGCCATCGCCACCACTTCCGACACGACACGCATCTTCATCGACCGCAGCCGCTTCACCCAGGCCATGACCGTGCCCGCGCTGCAGGGCCATTTCAACGACATCAGCCTGAACGCTGAGGTCTTCGAGATGGCGGGCCGGATCGGGATCGACTGCCTGACGATCGAGCTGGCCGATGTTGTCCCCCTCCTGCAACAGCACGGGCTCATCTGAGCCCGCGCGCAAGCCTGCACAAACACCGCAATAAGGAGATCGTCATGAGCACATCTTCAACCCCCACCGCGACCCGCCTGAGCGGCACAGATAGATCAAAAAGCACTGATATTGCTCAGTATTACCTACGACAATCAGCGCAGAAGAGCGAATGTGATTGTACCAAAACGATGCAACTCATCATGGAGCCAATGCCATGACCACGCACCCCATTCTGCCCAGCCGCAACGAAGACTACGGATTTTTCCGGGCCCTGACTGTTTGCCCGCATCGCGACCGCCGCAGCGCGGATGTCTGGACGCTCGCCTCGCGCCTGATCGCTGCTGCCATCGGCGCCGACAGCGAGGACGAGATGATCGGCATCCGCGATTTCCTCGACAGCCGAATGGGCCGCCACTTCGCCGACGATGTGGTCGGCAACATGATGGGCTGCAACATCGATACCGAGACTGCGACCGCATCCGCGATCCGCCGCTGGCAGGACTGGCGCATCAGCCGCAAGACCGAGCGCTGCGACGGGATCCCCGCAGGGCTGCCCTACCTGACGGGTTGGGTGCAGCACTTCGCGGTCGCGGCAAGCATGGCCGAGAGCGACTGACCCAGACCCAAACTCCGACATCTTTATCACGACAGGAGGCCCAGATGCCCAAACTCACCGACACTCAGACCATCATCCTCAGCCGCGCCGCAACGCGCCCTGAAAATCTAGCCATGCCGCTGCCCAAGGGCCTGCATGGGGCGGCCGCACAAAAGGCGGTGACCGCAATGATCACACGCGGCTGGCTCGAGGAGGTCGAGGCCAACCTTCGGCGCGGCGAGCCGCTTTGGCGCGAGACTGGCGATGGCCACGGCACCACGTTGATTGCGACAGAAGCTGGCCTTGCCGCGATCGGGATAGAGCCGGTGGTGGCGACCACCATGAACAATCTGCGCAAGTCCAAACTGGAGCTGGCCTCTGCGCCGAAGGATGCAGCCGAAGCGTTGACTGATCCTTCCACGCCCAAGCCGATCGCTATCCGCGCTGGCACCAAGCAGGCGGAGATCATCGCGCTCATTCAGCGGCCACAGGGCGCATCCATCATCGAGATCGTTGAGGTGACTGGCTGGGCTGCACATTCTGCCAGAGGCATGATCTCGGGCGGGTTGAAGAAGAAGCTTGGACTGCCGATCATCTCCGAAAAGGTCGATCAGCGGGGCACCGTGTATAAACTTGATGTGGCCTGACCCCAGGCATTACCTCAAGCGCGCGAACAACCTGCGCAGCGCGTAGCTGCGCAGCAGGGATATCCCCACAAAAACTGCGCCCAGCGCCAGATTGTCACCAAGGCTTGTGTGCAAGCCGAACCATGGGAACACGATGATCTGCGTCGCGAGCGCCAGGGCATAGCCCACCACCACATTGGTGAAAGCCTCAATCAGTGATCGGCGGCGAGACTGGATCACGCGGTCAGCCGTTGCGATTTGAGTGCCCCGAAGGTCTCTCCACTTTCTGCCAAAACAGCCTCTTTGGAGGTAAAGGTCTGCCAGCGCTCGATTGCTACATCGACATATGCCGGGTTCAACTCCACCCCGTAACATACCCGCCCTGTGGTCTCGGCCGCGATCAGCGTGGTGCCGGACCCCATGAAGGGTTCAAAGACGGCCTGACCGGGGCTTGAGTTGTTCAGAATCGGGCGTCGCATGCATTCGACCGGCTTTTGGGTGCCGTGCACCGTGTCCGCATCCTGATCCTTGTTTGCGATCTGCCAGAGCGTCGTCTGCTTGCGATCGCCCGCCCAGTGGCCCTTGCCCTTGGCGCGCACAGCATACCAGCAGGGCTCGTGCTGCCAGTGATAATCGCCGCGGCTCAACACCAGCCGGTCCTTTGCCCAGATAATCTGCGAGCGGATATTGAAGCCTGTCACCGTGAGGCTTTCTGCCACGGTCGCAGCATGCAGCGCGCCATGCCAGACATAAGCAACGTCACCTGGGAATAGCGACCAAGCCTCGCGCCAGTCGGCGCGGTCGTCGTTCAACACCTTGCCAGTGCGCTTGGTCTTGGCTGCACCCGCCTGATTGCGCCAGGAGGGATCGTATTCGACGCCATAGGGCGGATCGGTGACCATCAGCAGCGGTCGCACATCGCCCAGCAGCCTCCCAACCACATCGGCTGCGGTGCTGTCGCCGCAGATCAACCGGTGCGACCCGAGCTTCCACAGATCGCCCGCCACCGATACCGGCGTGACCGGTGGTTCGGGAATGTCGTCTTCGCCCTCAACTGGCCCGTCGCCGCCCAGCGCATCTGGATCGCGCAGCAGCGCATCCAGATCTTCGTCAGTAATCCCGAGCAGCGACAGGTCGAAATCCTCAGCC